CGTGCTGTATTTTTAAAAGGGGACGCAGTTTTTCCCCGTGAAAAACAACGTTATGCGTGGGCGGCACGCAATTTAAAAGGCAGCCAAGTTTTGGAGATTGGATGCTCCACGGGTTACGGATACCAGTTTTTGCCGGCCGATGTGACGTACATGGGTTTGGATTATGACCCGCAGATTGCGGCAGTGGCAAAAGAGCAGCAGTGGTCTGACAACGCGACTTTTTACCACGCAGACATTAACACGTTTGAGTTGGGCCGGTATAATACCATTATTGCGTTTGAGGTGGTTGAACACCTTGATAATGGCTTAGAAATTGTTGAAAAGTTAAAAAGCCACTGCAAGCGTTTATTGATTACGGTGCCGCATAATGAACCCAAGGGATTTTGGGGTGAGCACCATAAGCTGCATGGGTTGACTGAGAAAGACTTCCCCGGCTTTAAGTTTGAGTACGTTGATTTTCATGGCAACATTACGGAGCAACTAAAAGCCGTATCGCCAGAAAATCCGGCTAACTTGATGTTGTGCGTGTACGACAATGAGTAAGGTTCTTTGCTCTGTCGCTACCCGCGGCCGTTACCATACGACGCTGCCTTTGGTTTTAAATGCAATCATTAACCAAACGTTGCTGCCAGATAAGTTGATCATCTTTGATGACAACGATGAGTTTGAGGATATGCGTGGTAATTTAGTTTACCAGTATTTCTTTCAAATGCTAGACTTTAAAAATGTTGCGTGGGAATGGCGGGCTGCCGAAAAGAAGGGCCAACACCACATCCACCAACATGCTAATTTGGCCGGGTTCGATTGGGTTTGGCGCGTGGACGATGACGCCGTGCCCGAGCCTAATGTGCTGGAGACATTGTGCGCGTATGCACTGGGCGCCCAAAATGTTGGCGCGGTTGGTGGTTCAGTTTTAACGCCGCCAAATTTTCCCGATACCTCAAACGTAACGGGTAAGATTGAAGCGATTTTTACTGAGCCGAATATCCAGTGGAATGTAATTGACAAATTTAAACAGGTCGATCATTTGCACTGCACGTTTTTGTACCGTGCAGGCGTGTATGATTATAATTTAGGTTTATCGCGTGTAGCGCACCGTGAAGAAACACTGTTTACATGGGGGCTAAAGCAAAAAGGTTATGATATTTTGGTGGTTCCAAATGCTGTAACATGGCACATGAAAAATCCCCAAGGCGGTATTCGTGCTGAAACAAACGTAGAAATGTATAAGCGCGATGAAGAAATATTTAAAAACTTTTTGCGTTGCGCAAACAACACGATTGTAGTTCTTAATTGTGGCCGCGGCGATCATGTTGTTTTTAAGAAAGTGCTGCCGCTAATTAAAAACCCAATTGTGTTTACCTGCTACCCAGATATTATTCCGGGTGTATCGATTAAAGACGCAATTAGTTATTTTGGCAGCATTGACCAGTGGAGTTTATATAAAAAGATGCACCAGTGGAACTGGACTGGATCTTTGGAAAGTGCATTTAGAAAGATGTACTTATGATTTTAATTTCTCCGTATTCGCAAAAAATGCAAACCCATAAGGAAAATCCAAAAAATTATCCTTACTGGAAAGAGCTGATTGCGCAGATTGATGAGCCAATTGTTCAAGTTGGCGTTGAGGGCGAGAAACAGCTTGTTGAAGATTTTCGTAAAGACTTACCATTAGATGAGTTGGCGAAACTTATTCATGAATGCCGTATTTGGATTTCCTGTGATAGTTTCATTCAGCATTTTGCTTGGGACTTAGGTAAAAAGGGAATTGTTTTATGGGGGCCATCTGATCCGAATATATTCGGCCACCCGGAAAACATTAACCTGCTAAAAGATCGCTCGTATTTAGTTAAAAACCAGTTCATTTGGTGGGAAGCCACGGAACACCAAAATGAACGTTTTGTCGAACCTGAAATTGTTTTAGGATATTTAAAATAGGAACCACTATGCCCACCATTACTGAATCTTTAGTCGCGTCAATTGAATCGGAACTTGAAGTTCTGAAATCTTTGCCCGCAGAACCTACCCCCGCACCCGAACCTGTTCCAGCGCCAGCCCCCGTGGTTGAGGCTGAAATGACCCCTTTGCGCAAGCTGGTTTTGCAGCAAGCCGCGGAACGAGCTGCCCGAGGGTAAGATGGACATTCAAACCCTTATTAATACGGTTTTGCCGATTGTCTGCGTGGCGATGGGTTGGTTCTGCAAAGAACTTTGGGATGCTGTGCAGGATTTAAAAAGTGATCTTGGTGACTTGCGTACACATTTGGCAGAGAACTACATGCACAAAAACGATTTTTCGGATCGTTGGGAAGAAGTTCTTAAAGCAGTTCACCGAATCGAAGATAAACTAGATGCTATTCGCAAATGACTGAATTTAAACGATTTATTGTAGATCTTTTTACCGAAGACGATAACAACACGTGGTGTATTGCTCGGGTGTCTGCATTTATTTCGGTTATTTCTTTCATTGGTTTGGGGATTGCCCACGTCATTATAAACCACCAATTCCAGCCCTCTGAATACGGGGTTGGGATTGGTTCGTTGCTTGGTGGCGCTGGTGTATTAATCGGTGGAAAGGCCGCGACGCAAAAAGATGTGGCAAAACTTAATTAGCGGACTAAGCAGCCTTGTAAGCGGCATATACGTCTACATTGTTGTTTTTATAGTCGCCTTGTTACTGGGTGTTTATTTTGGCTATGACTTTACATCAAGCCATTATGAGGATAAAATTGCGGCAAGTAGTTTAGCTGCGGAAAAGGAAAAGAATGTTATTCAGCAAAAAGGCGACCAGTTGGTTGCAGAATATGTCAGAAAAAACAATGAACTTTCTGACAACTTGGCCCAAATTCAACAGCAAGTTCCCAAGGCTGTTAGAATTATTCGAACAGTGCAAATTCCGGCTGACCCAACAAAGCCCTTGTCTCCTAGCAATGTTGAATCAGTGGCTGTGGATGACAATAGCACTTGCCGCATTTCTAATGGCTTTGTCCGGTTGTTCAACGCCAGTGCAAGTGGTGAAATCACAAGCCCCAGCAACTCTGATGGAACCCCCTCCACCGTTGACGTTGCTACCCTACTCTCCACCATCGCCGAAAACAACACCAAATACAACAAAGTAGCGCAACAACTGCGAGACTTACAGGAATTTGAAAAGGCTAAATAATGGCATTTGCAGAATCTACATATGATCTGATTGTAGGTTTTGAAGGTAAACGATACCGGGCGTACAAGGACTCTAAAGGTCTTTGGACAACCGGTATCGGTCATTTGATCAAGCCAAATGAACAATATCTAATCACCAAGGTCCTTAGTGAAGGCGACGTTAAGGCGCTATTTGATGCGGATGCACAGTGGTGTAAAGACACCATTGACGACGCCATTATTGTTCCGCTAACACAAAACCAATACGACGCCCTTTTTAGCCTTTGTTTTAATATTGGTAAAGAGCATTTTGAAAACTCTACAGTACTCAGGCGGTTAAATTTAGCGGACTTTACCGGTGCAGCCAACCATTTCTTAGACTGGTGTAAACCTCCAGAATTGCTTACCCGGCGCCAAAAAGAAAAGGCCCTGTTTCTCGGGGCTTAATTACCTATTTTTATGCATTAATAAGTATAGGGATTGATCACCCTTTTTATATTAACCTCTGAGGAAATACCATGGACGGATTCAAAACACTCCCCAAAATGCAATTTTTTAAGGAAGGCGGTCACGCCAAAGCCGAAAAAGAAATGTGCTACGGTGGCTCTACTTCTAAGAAAATGAAAGCCGGCGGCGATGTTTGCGCCGACGACGAAAAGCAAGATAAAGCCATGATTAAAAAGGCTTTTAAGCAACACGACGAAGCTGAACACGATAAAGAACCTACAGAAATCAAGCTGAAAAAAGGCGGCCGTTCCAAAAAGGAAAAAGGCACCGTGAAGAAATTCAAGTCTGGTGGCGAAGTTAAGAACGTTTACGAAGCCAAAAAGTCTTCTGGCGACTTGGACAACATCGAAAAAGTCAAAGACATCAAACCCAAGAAAGCTGCTGCCCCCTCTAAGGCTTCCGAAAAACCCGCCATGAAGGGCTCGGACGTGGCTAAGGAAAAAAGCAAGCCCGCTGGCGACGCTGAAAAGATCAAAAAAGTTCCCCCTACCGGCAACAAAAAAGCCGCTGCAGCTTCTGGCGCCAAAGAAATGCCTAACAAGTACAAGACTGGCGGTGAAGTAAAAAAGTATGCTGACGGCCGCAGGGTTAATGACCCCAACGCCGTTGCAGCTAAAGCCAACATGGATTTGGAAGCCGCACTGAGCCCTTTAAATATGGCACGTGAAGGCTACCATAACATGCGCAATTATTTCATGGGTAACCAACCAGCACCCGCTGGTATGCCCGGTCAATTGCCCATGGCTCAGCCTGCTATGCAGCCTCCTATGCAGCAAGCCATGCCTCAGCAAAACCCCATGATGAACCGCATTCCCGGCGTAAACTGATAAGGAAACGTTATGCCCTCAAAATCACAAGCCCAAGAACGTTTAATGGCCGCCGCGGCCCATAACCCTGAATTCGCAAAGAAGGTAAAGGTTCCTCCCCGCGTTGCTAAAGAGTTCAATAAAGCTGATACGGGGCGTAACCTTAAAGCATTGCCCAAAAAGGTAACTGGCAGAGGACGTTAAGCAATGGCTTATTCAAATACAACTGGCAACACCACGATCAACGTTGACCAGTTAATCTCTTTTGCCTTTCGCGATGCCGGCAAAACTGCAGAAGAAATGACGCCTGAATTGGTCG